CTGAGCGATACGCTTAATCATGCTGCGGTAGTTCACCGCAATGCCGCTCTTTGTGTCCACTGCCATGTTCCCTTTCGGGGTGACTTTAATCAGCCCCTCAGGCCACGCATGACCACCCAGTGCGGCTAGCGCCAGCGCATCGAACGTATTCGATGAACGCTTCAGGTCGTCCACGCTAGGCATCTTAGACAGTAAGGCATTGCACAGGCTTTCGCCTTTGCTGGTCTTGCTATGCACGATCATGATCGCGTCGGCTTTAGGTGTTTCCGCCTTAGGTGCTGCGGGCGCTGCGCCCTGTGCGTTCAGGGCCTGTGCAACTGCTGCGGCAATCATTGCCGCCATGTCTGCTTGATTCATGATGCTTTCCTCTTAGTTGGTTGGTTTACCGTCAGCCCGTAATCAGTCGCTGCGGTAAATGAATTGTGCGCTTACTGTCAAACTGAGTCAAGTATTCTTAACTAGTTAATCTATTCCTGAGGCTAAAAGCTGGCTGAGGCTTCCTTTCGACCCCGACCCCCCTAAATCCTATTTGGTACCATACCCCCCACACCCCCCTTAATCCGCACAAATCACTACCTATTTTAGAAACCTCCCCCCGTCTAAAGTAAAAAGGCTGTTCAAAAAATACAGCGCAAAAATTTTTAAAACCTCGGGCCTTTACCGGTGAGATTTTTTTACCTATACTCTCGCAATCTCGGTTTACCGATGCGATTGGCCCCATGCTTAAAGCCCCGATTGAGTTCGATGTACCTTTGGAATTAGATTCCGAGGTGACTCTTCCTGACATGACGACGCAGGAGGAGATCCAAGTCCGTGCTAATACTATTAGGCTGATCGCGGAACTTACGGACCAAGAGATCCAACCGGAAGAGTTTCACCGCCAACAAGCTGTGAAGCTGCTAAAAACAGATGCGGGAGTAAACCTCCCCTCTTACCCCAGCGAAACCATTGCGTATCTCGCGGGGTTGGTTAACAAATACGACACAATGGTGGTCCGCGAGCTTGCGGACCTTAAGCTTTACACCGTCAATAAGCTGCTGGAGCTTACCAGCAGTAAAAACGAGAAAATCCAGCTAGGTGCCCTGAAGCTTTTGGGCGAGATTGACGGCGTAGACTCATATAAGAAGCGCACAGAGATTACTGTGCAGCAAAAATCCACGGAAGAGATTGAGCGCGAGCTTATGGAAAAGCTTGACCGCCTGACTGTGGATATGGGGGATGCAGAAGAAGCCGGAAATGCTGACTTCTGAGCAAATTAAGTCCCTGAAAGCTCGTTTGCCGACGATGCCGCCCGCTGAAAAGGCGTGGCTGCTAGAAAGGCTGCAAGAATACGAGAAAAGAAGGCAAATGGGGGATGCGAGGGGGTCTTTTACCTCGTTTATTAAGCACGTTTACCCCCATTACAAGTTCGGTGCCCACCATAAGAAGCTAATTTCCCTCTTTGAAGCGGTCGCTAGGGGCGAAAAGAAGCGGATTATTGTCAATATTGCCCCCCGACACGGTAAATCTGAGCTTATTTCCTACCTAGCACCGGCTTGGTTCCTCGGTAATTTCCCCGAAAAGAAGGTCATTATGGCCTCCCACACCGCTGACTTGGCAGTGGATTTTGGTCGAAAAGTGCGTAATTTGGTGGGGGAAGATGCCTATAAACAGGTATTTCCTGATGTTGCATTGCAACAGGACTCTAAGTCTGCGTCCCGCTGGGGGACTAATCACAAGGGCGAGTATTTCGCTATTGGTGTAGGCGGTGCGTTGGCAGGCCGTGGTGCGGACCTGTTCATTATTGACGACCCCCACTCGGAGCAAGAAGCCAAGCAAGGTAAACCTGAGGTTTTCAAACCTCCGTGGGAGTGGTTCCAGTCTGGTCCGTTGCAGCGTCTGATGCCCGGTGGCGCGATTATTGTAGTGATGACGCGGTGGTCGAAACTCGACCTGACAGGTCAACTCATAGACCACATGACAAGAAACCCCGATGCCGATCAGTGGGAGGTGGTTGAACTGCCCGCGATCATCAACGAGGGTACGGAAGATGAGAAGCCCCTTTGGCCTGACTTTTGGACATTAGATGAGTTGCTGTCTAAGAAGGCGGGTATGGACCCCCGGTATTGGCAGGCTCAGTACATGCAGCAGCCGACCTCTGAAGAGGGTGCGCTAGTTAAAAGAGAGTGGTGGAACGTGTGGGAGGAGGGTAAACCCCCCACCTGCGACTTCACTATTATGTCTTTGGACGCCGCCCAAGAAGCGACTAACCGGTCTGACTTTAACTCTCTGACTGTGTGGGGCGTGTTTGAGAACGAGGAAACTCGGGCCAAGAACATCATCTTATTAGAGAGTATCCGGGAGCGTATGGAGTTTCCGGAGCTAAAGAAGATGGTACTCAACACTTATAAAGAGTGGGAACCGGACACGTTTATCGTTGAGAAGAAGTCCAACGGGGCTGCTTTGTATCAGGAGCTTCGCTCTATGGGTATACCCGTGTCTGAGTTTACGCCGGGTAAAGGCCAAGACAAGATCGCCCGAGTTAATGCTGTATCAGACTTATTCTCTTCTGGTATGGTGTGGGCACCGGATACACGTTGGGCAAGAGAGCTTATCGAAGAAGTGGCGTCATTTCCTTTTGGGACTCATGACGACATGGTGGACTCGACTACTCAGGCGCTGCTGAGATTCAGGCAGGGTGGGTTTATTTCCCTCCCGAGTGATGAGCCGGAAGAGATCAAGTGGTTCAAGAGCAAGCGGCGCGGCGGGTTCTACTGAAATATACCGAGTTTAGGCAAATTATGTCCGGAGGATAATTTCCGGCGCAGATAAAAGGGAATAAAGATGACTGACCGATACGACGACTATACAAGAAGTGCTTTAAAAAACTCATACTTACCCGCTAATGAAAGCGATACGCGGCCCCGGCGCTCACGCGAGCTACCCTATAACGCCTATGGATTAGCGTCACTGCAAGTACGAGAAATGCCGCATCTCGATGGTACTAATACTCTTGGATTTGTTGTTAGTAAAGATGCAGAAAAAGAGTACGACGCCAACCGCCGAGCAAATCAAACTGTATTTACCGCGCCGTCTGCTGGTTTAGACACCATCGCGCATGAGGCTGAGCATTTAATGGCCCGGCAGGGGCTGGGTGGAGCCCGCTTAGTCGGTAACAAGTTTAAGGAGTTGATGAGCAATGATCTTAAAACCCAATCGCAGGGTACTCGCTCATTTTTGAATGGTTTGTTGACTTCTGCTCCATACCTTAAAGAAAAATACGGTATCGACAACTATTACACGACTCCTGCATTTATCATGAATAGGGGCGAAGAAAATTTATATGAAATTTTGGCTACTTTGGCTGGTACCGAGGCTGCACGACGAGTTGATTTAACCAAAGACCCTGAACTTCGTAAAACCTTGTTTAAAGATAGGAACGTGCGAGAGGCTTATAACGCTGTTACTGGTTTGCGTCAAACTCGCCTTGATCGGTTTGATTTGCCCCCGTATACGCGGCAACCGGAAATAGACGAAAATAAAACAAAAAATGATAGTGTTATGAAGAAGGTAATCAAATCACTCGGTTTTCAAGGTGGCGGAAGAGTCCGCGACATTTAAGGATAGAAGATGGCTACTACAAAGTACATGGGGCGCAATCAGTTGATTAAGCGCCTTACTGCTCAGGTAGGGTCAGAAGAATCGGCTATGAAGATCCTGCGTCAGCGCGGGCATGTAGATGCTAAAGGCAATTTGACTTATGAGGGTCGTAAGCGCAATGCCATGACGGCGGAAGAACGTGCGGTTGACAGAGCGTCTAAGAAATACGGGCGAGATCCGGATGAGTTTGTTTATAACCCTCAGACCAATACAGCTTCGCTGAGAAAAGGATAGAAGATGGCTACGAATATGGACAAGGCGTTCTATGAGGCCCCGATGGGGCTGGAAGAAGAAGCGGAGTCGCCGTTTCAGATCGAGATCGTAAATCCGGACATCGTGACGATGGACGATGGCAGCGTAGAGATTACGATTGTGCCCGAGGATGAAGATAGCGAGGAAGGCGAGTTCGATGAGAACCTTGCCGAGATTCTGCCTAATAATGTCCTGTCGTCTTTGTCCAGTGAGCTTCTGTCCCAGTTCGATACGGACGTAAATAGCCGCAAGGAATGGGTCGAGACATATATTAAGGGGCTGGAGTTGCTGGGCCTCAAGTATGAGGAGCGGTCTGAGCCTTGGGAAGGTGCATGCGGTGTGTTCCACCCGCTGCTGAATGAAGCCGCTATTAAGTTTCAGTCCGAAGCGATCATGGAGACTTTCCCCGCTGCGGGGCCAGTTAAAACTCAGATCCTTGGCAAAGTCACACGCGACAAAGAAGAGGCTGCGGCCCGTGTCCGTGATGAGATGAACTACCAGCTTACCGAGGCAATGGTCGAGTATCGACCGGAGCATGAGCGCCTGCTGTACACCTTGGGCCTTGCCGGGTCGGCATTCAAAAAGATTTACTTTGACCCGTCGCTTAGCCGCCAAGTAGCGGTGTTTGTACCGGCTGAAGATGTGGTTGTGCCCTACGGGGCATCAAACATTGAGAGCGCGGAGCGCGTTACGCATGTGATGCGTAAGACCAAGAATGACCTTCGTAAGCTGCAAGTTGCGGGCTTTTACCGGGATATTGAGCTTGGTGAGCCGCAGAAGGTTCTCGATGATATTGAGAAACGCAAGGCTGAAGAGCAAGGGTATAGCGCCACCGAGGATGACCGGTACCGTGTGCTAGAGATGCACGTTAACTTGGACTTGGAAGGCTATGAAGATACTGATGAGGATGGGGAAGAAACGGGAATCGCCCTCCCTTATATCGTTACGATTGAGAAAGGCACTGGAGAGGTACTGGCAGTACGAAGAAACTACCTTGAAGAAGACCCACAAAAGCTCAAGCGACAGCACTTCGTTCACTACACATATATTCCGGGTTTTGGTTTTTACGGCCTTGGTCTTATTCATATCGTCGGCGGCTACGCTCGCGCTGGTACATCTATTCTTCGTCAGCTTGTTGACGCCGGAACTTTATCCAATCTGCCCGGTGGTCTTAAATCTCGCGGGTTGCGTGTAAAGGGTGACGATACACCCATCGCTCCGGGCGAGTTCCGTGATGTGGACGTACCGAGCGGGTCTATTAAGGACAACATCCTGCCCCTGCCATATAAAGAACCGAGTCAGGTTCTGAGCGGCTTGCTGGGTATTATTGTTGAGGATGGCCGCAGACTGGCGTCAATTGCGGACCTTAAAGTCTCCGATATGTCGGCACAAGCGCCCGTCGGGACAACGATGGCAATCCTTGAGCGCATGCTCAAAGTCATGAGTGCCGTCCAAGCTCGCGTGCATTTCACGCTCAAACAGGAGTTCAAGCTCCTTAAGGGTATCGTGCGCGATTATGCCGACGACGCTTATACATACGAGGTAGACGGCAAAAAAGGCCGCGCAGCTAAAAAGGAAGATTTCGAGCATGTTGAGATTATTCCTGTCAGCGATCCTAACGCCGCGACGATGGGGCAACGCATCGTTCAGTATCAGGCAGTGATGCAGTTGGCGCAAGCCTCGCCTCAGATTTATGACCTCCCGATGCTGCACCGCCAAATGCTTGAGGTTATTGGCATCAAGAACGCCAATAAGTTGATCCCGATGGAAGAGGATCAGACGCCCAAAGACCCGGTTAGCGAGAACATGTTCTTGCTGAAGGGTAAGCCGGCTAAGGCGTTTATGTATCAGGACCACGACGCGCACTTAGCGGTCCACGACTCGCTGGTCAAAGATCCGTCTATTCAGGCCATGATGCAGCAAAATCCCGCAGCGCAACAAATTATGGCGGCGATCCAAGCTCACATGATGGATCACTTGGCGTTTAAGTACCGCAGGGACATCGAGAATCAACTCGGTGTGTCTCTGCCCCCGATGGAAGACCCAAGTCAGGAAACTGAAGAAGATCAGCGCATGACGCCTGAGATGGAAGTTCAGGTTTCTCAACTTAGCGCCATGGCCGCACAACAACTTCTTCAATCTCATATTGCACAGGCTCAAGCCCAGCAAGCAGCACAACAGGCGCAAGACCCGCTTATTCAGATGCAACAGCAGGAACTCCAACTTAAGGCGCAAGACAATCAGCGCAAGATGATGGAGAGCCAAGCCAAGATGCAGAACGAACAGGCCAAGCTTCAAATGGAGCAACAGCGCCTGATGCTGGAGAACAAGAAGATCGAATCCCAGTCGAGGCAGGCTAATGTCAAGAACGTCTTGGGGGCCTTCAAGACCAATAAACAACCCAATCCGGGCATGAACAAGCCCAAACCGGGTAACCAGTAATGGAAGAAAAGATTCTCAAACACCTCCTCGCTCAGTTCAGTGAGGAGGTTGCTACTAACACCGCTGCTTTGCAGCAAGGTGCGCCTAAAACATTCGAAGAATATAAGTATCTGTGCGGGGTGATTCGGGGTCTAAATCTCGCGCAGTCCTATGTAAATGACCTCATGCGAAGACTGGAGCATTTTGATGACTGATGAACAAACCGCAGCAACCCAACTACCCAAGCCCCAAGGGTACAAACTGCTGTGTGCGGTGCCGGAAGTAGAAGATAAGTTTGAATCCGGAATCCTTAAAGCGGACTCTTCGGTACGAATTGAAGAGCATAGTACGGTGGTTCTCTTCGTTCTTAAGGCCGGTGAAATGGCTTATAAGGACGCCGACAAGTTTCCGACTGGAGCGTGGTGTAAGGAGGGTGATTTCGTTATTACCCGCGCCTATGCTGGCACCCGTCTGAAGATTCATGGTCGGGAGTTTCGGCTTATTAACGACGATATGGTCGAGGCCGTTGTTGAAGATCCCCGTGGTATTACCCGCGCTGGTTAAGGAGACTTAAATGAGCGAGCAAGTTGAATTCGAGTTTCCTGATGAGAAGGAAGCTAAAGCCTCTACCGCTGATAAAGAAGTCAGCAACGAGGTAGAGATTGAGGTTGTAGACGATACCCCTGAGAAAGACCGGGGCCGTGAAGCGTCTGAACCGCCTACGGAAGTTACCGAGGATGAGCTTGAGAACTACTCGGACAAGGTAAAGAAGCGTATTCAGCACCTGTCCAAGGGCTACCACGATGAGCGTCGGGCTAAAGAAGCCGCTGCTCGGGAGAAAGAAGAGGCTCTTCGGTTTGCTAAACAGGTATTCGAAGAGAATCAGAAGCTTCGAAACTTCGCTAATGCGTCGAATAAGTTCGCCGTCGCATCTGAAAAGACCGCTGCGGAAGCTGAATTGGCCCAAGCTCGGGCTAAATTCAAGAAGGCGTATGAGGACGGTGATGCAGATATTCTTGCTTCCGCGCAAGAAGAGATTGCCGACGCCAAGATTAAAATCAGTCAGGTTGAACGTAAAGCAGTAAATATTCCTTTACAAAGAAAAGAACCTGAATATAATGCACCTGTATCCCCCCAGCCCCAAGTCGATCACAAGGCTTTGGCGTGGCAACGTCAGAATTCTTGGTTTGGCTCGGATAAAGAAATGACCAGCTTTGCACTGGGGGTGCATGAGAAATTGGTCGATGAGGGCCTTGATACTACGTCGGATGAGTATTACGGGAAGCTGAATCGGAGAATCCGACAAGTGTTTCCTGAAGTATTCGGAGATGAAGTGGTCGAGGAAAAGCCCAAAAAGGCTAAACCCGCAAATGTAGTGGCACCGGCAACGCGAAGCACCGCGCCTAAAAAGATCGTGCTGACGCAAACGCAGGTTGCATTTGCAAAACGGCTCGGAGTCCCGTTAGAAGACTACGCGAAAGAAGTTGCTAAACAAATGGGTAGAGATAATGGCTGAGAACCGCACTGAACGTAACCTCACTAACCGCGATGCTGAAACCCGCGAGCGCCGTGTTCGTCAGTGGCAACCCGCCGCTACCCTACCATCACCTGCCCCCATCCCCGGATATGAATTCCGTTGGGTTCGCACCGCCATTCTAGGTCAGGCTGATCCTACCAATGTGTCAGGAAAGATGCGCCAAGGATGGGAACCGGTCCGGGCAGAAGACCATCCCGAAATGATGCTTGAAGCTAATAAGTCGGGAAATATCGAAATCGGCGGTCTGCTTCTGTGTAAAGCCCCTGTGGAATTCATGGAACAGCGCGATGCGTATTACAACAAGCAGTCACGCGCACAGATGGATTCGGTCAATAACACGCTTTTCCGCGAGAATGACCCGCGTATGCCTCTGTTCAAAGACCATAAATCTGAGACTTCGCGCAGTGGCTTTGGTTCAGGTACATCTAAACTTTAATTTGGAGGCCATAAATGGCTAGCACTCCTTCTCCTTACGGGCTTCGTCCGATCAATTTGATCGGCGGTCGTCCTAACCCCGGCGGTGCCATGCGAGAGATCGCTTACACCGTTGACAACGCCACGCCTATTTACACCGGCGATGTTATTTTGGTTGGCGCTTCTTCCGCTGGTCAGCCCACCGCTGCTGGCGCTACTGTCACTACCTCCACGGGTGGCGTCATTGGCGTGTGCGTTGGTGTTAGTTATGTTGACCCGGTGCTGAAGTATCAAGTTCATGGTCAGTATCTGCCCGCAAACGCGGTCACTGCTGGCTATAAGAACATCATCGTTAAAGTTAACGACGATCCTCAGCAGTTGTATCAGATTCAAGCGGCTGGTTCTGTTGCTGCCACTACCCGTGGTTATCAAGCAGCCATTGAAAACTTTGGTGGTAATACGGCTACCGGTCTTTCGACCGTTCGCGCTGTTGCCCCCGCCCGTACCGCTACGCTCGCGCTGCGTGTCGTGGACTTCGTTGATGCCGGTAGCAACTACACCGACCTCATCGTTAAGTTCAATACGGGCGTGCATATGTACGATGCGACCACCATTACCGCCGCCTAAAAGGATATAAACCATGGCTATCAGTCGTTCCCAACTACTCAAGGAACTGCTCCCCGGCCTGAACGCTCTGTTCGGCATGGAGTACAACCGCTACGGCGAAGAACACAAGGAAATCTACGAAGTCGAGAGTTCCGAGCGTTCGTTCGAAGAAGAAACCAAGCTGTCGGGCTTTGCTCCCGCCCCGGTGAAAACCGAGGGTTCGGCAATTGCTTATGACACCGCGCAAGAAGCATGGGTGGCTCGTTATACCCACGAAACTATTGCGATGGGTTTCTCTCTGACGGAAGAAGCTGTCGAAGACAACCTGTATGACTCGCTGTCGGCTCGTTACACCAAGGCTCTGGCCCGTGCAATGTCCTACACCAAGCAAGTCAAGGCCGCTTCGGTGCTGAATAACGGCTTTAGCCGTAACTTCCTCGGTGGCGATAACGTGTCGCTGTTTGGTACTAACTCGGCTGGCTCGGTGGCTAATCACCCGCTGGTTTCGGGTGGCACCAATGCCAACCGTCCTTCGACCAACGTCGATCTTAACGAAACCTCGCTTGAGGCCGCTGTTATTCAGATCGCTGCTTGGACCGATGAGCGTGGTATGTTGATTGCGGCTAAGCCCCGCAAGCTGATTATTCCGCCGTCACTGATGTTTGTCGCTAAGCGTCTGCTGGAAACGGAACTGCGCGTCGGCACCACCGATAACGACATCAACGCTCTCAAGGCGATGGGTTCGATTCCGGAAGGCCACACGGTTAACCACTTCCTCGTTGACCCGGATGCTTGGTTCCTGATGACCGACGTTCCTAATGGTCTGAAGCACTTCGTTCGTACCCCCATGTCTACCGGCATGGACGGTGACTTTGATACCGGCAACGTCCGTTACAAAGCCCGCGAGCGTTATAGCTTTGGCTGGTCTGATCCCCTCGGCATTTGGGGTTCGGCTGGTTCTACTGGACCTACCATCCCGCTGTAAGGATTGGGGTTTTCAGTTGGGAAAGGGGCTTCGGCCCCTTTTCTTTTTGTTCTTTATATGTTAGCGTTCTTATATCCAAGATCACCTGCTCATCAACTGGCTTGGCAGACTTCTCCCTTGAGATGATGAGCGCAAATAAGGGAACATATTATGTCGATGGCAACTTTCTCCGGCCCCGTTCGCTCGGGTACCGTTCGTTATGGCGCTGGCCGCAATACCGGCGTGCTGATGTTGAATCAGTCATACGATTCGGGTAATTTGGCCGGTACCGCCCAAGGTAACTACGATGTTGCCGCTTTTGTGCTGCCCCAAGGCTCACAGATCGTAAATATTCTGATCGACCAAGTGGTCGCCGCGACCACCGGCACCACGACTATTTCGGTTGGCACAACCTCGGGCGGCGCTGAGCTTTCCGCTGCTGTCGCTACTACCGCTGGTGGCCGATTCACTGGCACGGCTACGGCTGCGACCCAACTTGCTTGGCAAACGTCTACAACTGCTGATACGACTGTTTATATTCGCAATGTGGTCGGCACGGGTACCCTCGGCGCAGGACGTTTTATCGTTACTGTGGTTTACGCACAGCGTAATTCTGACGGCTCGCAATTCCCTGCTTATAACCAAAACTGATTAGGGGGCTGAGATGCGCCCAATTAGAGTTAGTTTGACCGCCGCCGGGGAGTCGATTCCGATTATTTTGGATACTTATCGTAGTCCATTTAACGTCGGTATCGGGGTCACGGTAGGCGGGACGGCGAGTTATCAGGTTGACGTAACGTATGACGACGTATTTTCTAGTACGTTTAATCCGGCTACGGCTCAGTGGTTTGCTGTAAGTGGTATGCCCGCCGGAACGGCTGCGTCGGCTAATGCACAGATCACCACCCCGGTGACGGCTGTAAGGCTGAAAGCCGCTAGTGTGGCGACCGCTCCGCTGACGATGACCGTAATCCAAGCTGGCATGCCGGGGGGTTGATTATGCCTATTGACACTACTGCACTTCGGAAGTTCCAAGACGTTTGGGGTCCGGTTCTTGACGCTATCCCCGCCGTCCTCGAAGCTTCTGCTAAACAGGCTGACGTAGAACGGCAACTTCGGGCTAAGCAAGTCGAGCTTGAAGAAGCGGACAAGAAGGTCAACAAAGCTTTCGAAGAAGCTGATAAGCGTCTGTCGTCGGTTAATTCCGAGATGGAACAAGCTATGCAGCAGCGTGAGAAAGCCCTGTCGGATATTTCTGATGCGAAGGAGATTCGTGCAAACGAGATCCTAGCTGAGGAGAAAGCCCGTTCTAAAGCCGTTGACGAATGGAACGGTAAAGTTGCTGAGCTTCAAGCTAAAGCGTCTAAGATTGATGCCGAGTATGCCAAGAAGTCCGCTGATCTAGAGGCTGTTTATCTAGAGCGAACAGCGGCGCTTGAGGCGGAAGTCAAGGATCTTGAGAAGCGTAAGGTTACTGCTGAAAAAGCTTTGGACGCACTGCGTAGTAAATTGGGATAATTTGTGGCGACTAATCGCTCCAGTTTACAAGAGGGGCTGGATAGCGGTGAATATGAGTACACCCACAAGGTTGCTACAGTCACTGCTTCCGGCCCCACCACCATCTACACTCCGTCGGCTGGCAAGCTGATAAAGCTTAGGTGGATATACGCGGTGAACGACCCTAGTGCCGCTACTACTCCGTTAATTAGGATATTTCTTGGTGGTACAGCGAGCCAGTATGAGATTTTTAGGGCCTACGCTTTAAGCAAACGGCAAACTATTAGTGGTCCTATTGATGGGCCGTTGATTATTGATCTTAGTGCGGCGGGATCTGTAGCCGTAACTGCTATATTGGAAGAGGTCTAAAATGGCTGTCTTTAATAAATTCGGTGACTTTTCCGAACAGGTTCTGAAGAAGCAATACAACTTCACCCCGTCTACGGGTGATGTGTTTAAGCTTGCTTTGACGAACACCGCCCCAGTCTCGACTCAGACTAACTGGAATACTACCGATCACCCCGCTCCCGCTGCGGCTAACGGATATACTGCGGGTGGTAACACGATTACCATTTCGACCGTCACCGAGTCACCGACGGGGACAACCACGGTCAGCGCCAACCAAACGGTGTTCACCGCAACCGCTGGTGGTATCGGTCCTTTCCGATATGCTGTGTTCTACAACAGTTCTTCCACCACGCCGACTAACGCGGCGATTGGATGGTGGGACTACGGGTCATCTATTACGCTGGCTTCGACGGAGACTTTTACCGTTCAGTTTAGCGGCACTAACCCCGGCACTGTCCTTACCGCTGTTATTGCGTAATATAGTTTTATGGCAACGATTAAGTCAGAAGTTCAGACCGCAACCGCTCTTACGGTCACCGGGTTGTCCACGCTTGCGTCTGCGACGTACTGCGTTAGTAACACGATTACGCTATCAACGAATGACCCGCTTGAGGTCTTGATTGATGTGACGGTTACGCCGGGGACAGTAACAGGCAATAAGCAGCTTGTTGTGTTCGCTCAAGCAAGCATCGACGGTACTAACTTTAGTTCCGGTCCAACAGCAGGGTTGACGACGACAGATGAGCCTAACTTGTATTATGTCGGCTCATTGCCGCTAAATACTAACTCAACGGCGCAAAGAAAGACCTTCGCGCTTTCCCCTGCTTATGGCGGGACACTACCGGTCGCGTCAAAGTTGGTTTTTAAAAATGACAGTGGCGCTGCGTTTACCGCAGGATCGGTACAAATTGCCGAAGTCTGGGGCGTTGTTGTTTAATGGCTATTATTTTGCCGCGACGGTGGCAGCAGCAGCCGCAAGGAGCGGTCGAGATTGATTGGTCGAATCCAATAACTAGGGATTTGTTTTTCGCATACTTGCCCGGTAACCCACGCAACCTAGCCGCCAGACAAGGGCAGCAAGATATTTTAAGTTTTACTGCGCATACGGACTTATTTACAGGCCCGTCTGGGAAAGTCAGTTATTACGAGCGTTATTACTTTAACAATAATTATAATACCGGGCCTTTTACAATGGGCTTTCCGGGTCAGCTATATGGAACAACTAGAAATGTCGAGGATTACTTTTTAGCAGATACCGGTTACTATTGGTATAGCTCAATGACATATCAGCCATCAAATAATACTTATACATATGTAGGATATATAACAGATAGCAATTACAATGTATTTGCCGTTGTTGCTGGAGGATTAGATGCCGAGCCTTTGCGTAAGCGAACTAGATTCTTAGCGACCACTTTCGAATCCGGTGTTCCAGTCAAAGCATTTTTAGGAGCTATTCAGCTAGGCTCCGGTAATTTTAATTGGAATGGAACAATGGCACCAGATACATTCATTACTGGTTTTGATGTTTCAGGTGGAGCGGCAAACGGTGGTTTTGCGAACGGCGGTTTTATCTGGCGGCGCGTCCTTTCCGCAGATGAGCTTGGTAGAATGGATGAGAACCCGTGGCAAATATTCAAGCCACAGAAACGGGTTTTATACTCTCCGTTATTCTCTTATTCCCGCCCCAATGCAGACTCGACCCCGCTCCAATGGAACAGGCAGCCCGCTGTCGGAACGCATTACAGCGCAATCAATGAAGTAGCAAGCGACCCGTCTAGTTTTTTGTACGCTCCTGCCAATGGGCTTGTCGATACGATGACTTGTAGCTCAGTCAATCAGCCAAGCGCAGGTACTAGCATAAGCGTTAACTACACTACCGGCTCAACGCCGCCAAGCACAGTAAAGATTGATCTATTAGAGGGATCCACGGTCATCAAATCATCGACCGTATCCGCAGCATCCGGCACAATAACGATTACTTCCGGTGAGTGGGCCAGTGTGTCGTCATGGCCGTGGACTCCCACGCTAAGAATCACCTCACAGTGAAAATTACATGGCGCTTATTGTTGCTGATCGCGTACAAGAAACCAGTACAACTGTAGGAACCGGCACTTTAACGCTTGCCGGCGCGGTTACTGGATTTCGTACCTTTGGCTCCGTTATGGCTAACGGAGATACGACGTACTACACGATTACCGATCAGCTATCGAGCGCCAACTGGGAAGTTGGTATTGGTACATGGAGTACGGGCGGCACGCTCGCTAGGACTACGATCCTTGAATCGTCTACAGGCTCGGCAGTCAACTTCACTTCGGGTGCGTTGTACGTCTTCGGTACTTACGCTGCTGATAAGGCGGTCTATAAAGACCTGAATGACAAGGTTGGTCTGTTTGCCAGTACCACGGGTTCAGCCAATCAAGGCGCGATCTACTACGGGACGCTCGGGTTCAGCGATCAAAACACGCTGGCTTCGTTCCAGTCAAACGTTAATAGCTACAACCAGCTTGTAGTTCAGAACACTAGCTCACTTTCAGCGGCCTCCGCTGACTTGACTATTTGTAACGATGTCAGCACGGCATCGACGTTCTACGCAAACTTTGGTATTAACAGCAGCGGTTGGGGCGGCACACTCGGCACCAACAGCCTCAACGCACCAAGCGTTACCTACCTCACCGCCACCTCTGCTGACCTTGTTCTTGGGACGACAACCTCAAACTCACTTCGGTTTGTCGTTGGCGGCGGCGCTGACGTTCTTACAGTTGACACTAACGGCGACTTTGGGTTTGGGGTAACAACCCCCGGCGCAACAATCCACATTCGCTCGGGAACCGCCGCCGCTGGAACAGCGCCAATCAAACTGAACTCCGGCACGCTAATGACTGCCGCCGAGACAGGGGCAATTGAGTACGACGGCAAGCTGCAATACTTCACTCCCGCTAGTACGTCGAGAGCGTTAAGCCCAACGTCTTACTACTACCGCAAGAATACAGACACCGTATTAGCGAGTAATACTACCGCCCAATCGTGGCTCGGTCTTACTAACGGCGTCACGCTTCAGGCCAGTACCATTTACGACGTAGCGGGGGAGTTCCGGTTTACTACGACTGGCACAACGTCGCACACTGAGGCTATCGGCTTCACGCTTACAGCGGCTACGTTGTCGGCGGCTACGGGTATTGTTGTGCTTAGAAATAACGCATCAACTACCGCTGCTAACGGATTTGCCAATTACATCACCTCCACCGCTTCCGGTACGACGGTAATTACCGGCGCGCTTACGACTTCACAGACGGTGGTCTATAGGATACGAGGGTGTATTTCTGTAAACGCTGGTGGGCAGGTTAACCCTGTTGTTCAGTTTAGCGCCGCTCCGGGTGGTACATCTACAGTTACAGCGGGCGCGTGGATTAGCTTCACGCCTATCGGCACTACGGGCAGCAACGTATCCATCGGGACTTGGGCATAATGGCAGCTACTTGGTCGATTACCGCGTTGTACGTTGAGAAGCAAGAAGCTGGCTTCGATGATGTCGTCCATATCGCAGGGTGGCTAGTCCAAGACACTGACGGCACAAACACCGCCCAGCAAGGTGGTGAGACTGAACTGCCTCCTCCTTCAGCGCCTTTCATTCCCTACGCTGACCTTACTGAAGCTGAAGTAATTGGCTGGGTTCAGGGTGTTCTTGGGGCGCAGAAAGTAGCTGAGATCGAAGCCAGTTTGAACGCGCAGATCGTCTATATGCAAGCTGCGCCTATCGAGACTCCACCGCTTCCTTGGGGTTGATAAGCCGTGCTTGGCTTCTGTCCAATATCGACCGCGCCTATAAGCGCGAAGCCTACTTACGAGGCTAAACTTTATTGGCTGGAGATTAAGTATCAGGCAGGGGCAGCGGCGTTTACGCTTTCTGCTGACGCAGGCTCTTACAGTCTCACCGGTAGCGCGGCTAACTTAGTTGGCAGTCGAAAGCTTTCCGCAGACGCCGGAGCGTACAGCCTTACCGGTAGCGCAGCAACATTATTCCGTGGCATACGGCTTTCTGCTGATGCAGGTGCTTATACCGTCACAGGTAGCGCCGCTAATCTAATTAGTGTCCGGAAACTTTCCGCAGACGCCGGGGCGTATAGCCTCACAGGTAGCACCGCTAATCTAATTAGTGTCCGGAAACTTTCCGCTGATGCTGGCGCATACACCCTGACGGGCAGCGCCGCTGATTTAATTAGTGGCCGAAAGCTTTCCGCTGACGCAGGCGCTTATACCGTCACAGGTAGCGCGGCTACCCTAAACAGAACATACGTTTTCTCGGCGGATGCAGGGGCATACACCCTGACGGGTAGCGCGGCTACCTTTGTTAAAAGCTACAACTTCTCGGCGGATTCCGGCTCTCTCAACTTCACGGGTAGCACGGCCACCTTCACCTACGTCCGTGCAATTAGCTTCACTGCGGACGCAGGGGCTTACAGTCTTACCGGTAGCTCGGTCGATTTTGCAAGAAGTTACGTATTCTCAGTAGACGCTGGGACATACACCTTAACCGGCCAAGCGGCAACGCTCACCTATGTGCGGGCATATAGCCTGTCTTTGGATGCTGGCGCATACAGCATCACGGGCGGTGACGCGACTCTTACATACGTAAGGGCCAATAATCTTCAAGCAGATCCCGGTTCTTACACGCTTACAGGTTCCTCCGCTGATCTCGCTCGGTCTTATGTTTTCTCGGCGGATGCTGGTTCTTACACTATTACTGGCAGCGCAGCCACGTTCCTGCGTAGCTATGCGGTATCCGCTGACGCGGGCGCGTACACCATTACCGGCAGTGCCGCAACGCTTGTTTACCTTCAGGCACGGACACTTAGCGCGGATGCGGGATCATATGTAATCACCGGTAGCGAAGCGACGTTGAGTCGCACGGTTATCTTTAGTGCTGATCCCGGTACATACGATCTTACGGGTAGTCAGGCTGACTTTGCTCGGGGACTCGCGCTTTCTGCTGACGCCGGGGACTACACTATTACCGGTGGTGATGCGACCTTTGTTCGATCCTATGTTGAGCCATTGGATCCGGGTAGTTATACGATTGACGGTCAGGCCGCTGCGTTTATCCGGACGTATAACCTGCTGGCAGCGGCTGGGGCGTTTAATCTCGCTGGAAGCGATGCGGCGCTGTCCGCAACGAAAGTATTTTCCGCTGATCCGGGTTTATATTCACTTACCGGTGCTTCCGCGACCCTTATACAGGGATTACCCTCAGGTTATCCTAGCCCCGCAGATGTACGCGAAGGGGTGGTATATGGTCCCGGCGGGATATATGTCGGTACACTAAAAGTAGGCGGTAAGATCCTATTTATCTTTGACGACTAACATAGTCGAGGGCATAATGGCTAAATCTCCAGCATGGCAACGTAAAGAAGGCAAGGCCGAATCGGGTGGGCTAAACGCCAAAGGTCGGGCTTCTTACAATAAGGCAAATCCGGGCAAGCCGGGTTTGAAGGCTCCTCAACCTGAAGGCGGTCCCCGCCGAGATTCTTTCTGCGCCCGGATGACTGGTATGAAAAAGAAGCTCACATCACCTAAAACGGCTAATGATCCGAATAGCCGGATCAATAAATCTCTGAAGGCGTGGAAGTGCTAAATGTCGTCCGATCCTTTTCACCTTCTCTGGAATGGAGTATTAACCGTGGGGACCATGCTAATGGGCGTGTATCTTAAGTCCCAGGGCGACTCCGTTAAAGAACACCGTGATCTAATCGCTCGTACACGGGAGGAAGTTCGGGAGAAGTACGTCCACAAAAATGAGATGCAAGTTGTGGTAGAAAGTTTAAACTCCAGATTTGACCGGATCGAAGAAAAAATCGACCGGATCATCGGGAATAATTAACATGATGTTGGACCCTGACACCGACATCCAATTCCGCAAAGGCGGGAAAATCATGAAGAAAACCCCTCGCAAATTTTCCGCTGGTGGCAATACCGAAGTCCCCAAGACCGGAATCGAACTTGAGCTTGAGAACGTCCGTAAGGATCGGTTTACTCAAAAAGGTATTGGTAATTACAATGCCGCTCGGCCTACCATGCTAGGCCCACCCGCGAGCGTCGGGCGGATGAGAAGCCCCGTGAGGAACCCGCGCCAATCGTGAACCGGACCCTACCGAAAAGCGAGCCTAAGAGCGAAGATTTTGATAGAAGGAAGAGTCCTGAAACCGACTGGCCTTCAAGTACGGCCAAGAGCGAACCTAATGAGGGGCGTGGCGGCGGTGCAGGAGCAACCGAGCCGGATTACGTTCCTACGACCGGTGTTCGTGAAGGGCGCAATTCTAATATCAGCGACGATACCCGTAAACGTGCTGAAGCAGCTATGAATGGGCAACGGGAGAAAAAAGAAACTCCTAAAGCCGCCCCTAAAGCCGCCCCTAAAGCCGCCCCTAAAGCCTCTCCTAAAGCCGCCCCGAAGAAAGATTACGGCGAGCGCGGCAATATGTATGGCGAGCGCAGCTTTAATCCGCCTGAGCTTACGGCAGAAGAGCGCGCTGAGCGTAGTAAAAAAGAACGTGAACAGGGTATTGAGCCTGTTTATCCCGAGGCCCTTCTGCCCCTCGGACGCGCTGCGAGTATGGCGCGTAATGCTCTTAGCCGTATGTTTGGTAAAGGCGCTGCGGATGACGCCGCTAGTTCGGCGGGTACTGCGCTGGCTCGGGAAGCTGGCCCTACTATTACCCGGCTTCCTAATGGCCCCCGTATTGAGATTCCCCGCTCTCTTCCGGGTAACAGCCGTGCTGCACTTCCCCCTCCCGCTGAAGGTTCCCGTGCTGCCCTGACTGGACAGCCACCCATGCTTCCTAGCCCCGCTGCGCGGCTTCCTGCCCCCGCTCGTCCCGCTGCCCCGACTCGCGCCCCCGCTCGTAACCGCGACGAAGAAGTAATGGCTGCGGAAGGTGGACCTAACTTCTTCAAGAAGGGCGGCAAAATCGCTAAGTACGCCAAAGGCGGTGGTATCGAGTCCCGTGGTAAGACAGCGGGCAAGATCGTCAAGATGGCTAAAGGCGGTTCTGTCAAGGGCTGGGGTATTGCCCGTGGGTCGCGTAAAACGAAGATCGTGTGATGCCTACTAAATCTGCTAAACAAGAACGCTTCATGCAGGCTGTAGCCCATAACCCGGCTTTTGCGAAGAAGGCCGGTGTTTCTCAGTCTGTTGGCAAGGAGTTCACCAAGGGGCCGAAGAAGTTTGCTTCCGGTGGATTTTTAGACTGGGTTTTGGGTAAAAAGGCTGAGCCTAAAGCCGCCCCTAAAGAAGAACCCAAGCAAGAAGAGCCTCCCAAGGAAAAAGAGAAGTTTGATCTGGCGAACCCTTTTATTAAAATGATTAAAGGCGCTGGTAGTAGTCCTCCTCCCGAAAAGAAAGCCAAAGGCGGTGCTGTGAAAGAACCAAAAGATATGATGGGCAGGGAAGTGGCCTTCATGAAAAAGCAAGGCGCTCCTAAGTCGATGATTAAACACGAACAGGCCGAGATGGAAAACATGAAGCCTAGTCGCGTCAAAAAATACGCCCGTGGGGGCGGTATCGAATCACGGGGTAAGACCCGTGGCAAGATGTGCTAAAAAAGGACTAAATTATGGCCGTTCAATACGGTACTTCTACCGCGATGACCATTACCGCTGGCTCGCTGGCGTTTGGTTCTGCGCGGTCTTCTGCCGCAGTTACTAGCGGAACGACGAACAATACGACCGATTACTTGGTCACCGTCAACATTCTGACGACTGCTACCGCTCCTACTAACAACAAGCAGGTTGTGGTGTATGCGTACCGCTCGGAAGACGGAACGAACTATCAGGGGGACTCAAGCCTCTTTGATAACGTGGACGGCACGGATAAGGCCCTGACCGCTATCGGTTCGCCTTCGAACCTGACCTTCCTTGGTACGGTTCAGCTTAACCAAGGCGCAAACGCAATCACTATCCGTCAGGTCTTCAGCCTGTCCCAAGCTTTCGGCTCGGTGCCACCTAAGTGGGGTGTCGTGCTTCATAACGACAACGGCGCTGCCGCCCTCGGCGCGACGGTCACTGTTAGCTATCGCGAAGTCTATTACACTTAAGCCGTGGCTTTTATCCTTCCACGCCGCCAGACCGCGCAGCCGCCGCAGCAAGCTTCGCGTATCAACTGGGATAGCCCCCTATCTAAGGGGCTTCAACATGTCTATTCAGCGGCGTCTGGTAATGGCTTTATAAATATTGGTGGTATTTCAAATCAGATATATAAAGGCGCGACTTTCCAAGCCGCGCAGGGCGGGGCTTTAGCAGATCGTTATGGCGATTCTACGGGTCAGGCAACTAGGCAGAAAACGACGGCACCCGCTCCCACTGATGGCTGGACAATCGCTAGTATTATTACAATAACGTCTACACCAATAGGTAAAGTTAGTCTTGTAGGACATAATGATCTAGGCGCATTCTCGCATGATCGGGCGATTTTGGTTGACCCGACAAACGGATTTGGCGGATATTTATATGACGGCTCTGAAAAAATAGCGTGGTCATTCACTCCCGCAACATTAAATCAAACTTATAAAGTTATTGTTTGGTACGATCCGACGCTTAGTACGGTTAATCTTGCAGTCGATAGATTAACAAACTCGTTTTCAACCGCTTCAACATCAAGCGGTTATTCGGGATATGGTACTAATGTTTATTTTGGGGTTGGGGACGTAGGTTTCCCTCAAACCGCACCCCAAAACTATGTATCACTCGCCTTAAAGGCCACCCTTATGTGGACGCCGCAGATGCGGCAGGCGTTCTTTAATAACCCGTGGCAGATATTTGCCCCAACTTCGGCGCTTAGAGTAGCAACGTCTACTCCCGTATCTTCCGGAAGGCGCATTTTTATTCCTAAGCGGGTTATCGCGCAGCCGCAGCAAGCGACGAGGATAAACCGAAACAACCCTTTAACAAAAGGGCTGGAAGTTGCGCTTACTCCAAATGCTACGCCACTTATAGATGCTTTTGGCGCTAAATACGCGCAGATACAGACGCTTAATGGTCCCGCTATAGCGTATTTAAAGACCGTCGGTAACTCAACAGCATTTGTGTTACCACAAACAATAACGTCTAATCAATGGACAATCGTTCAAGAGGTTAGTAACACGCCAGAGGCCGGTATTTACTCATCGTCAGGCGGTATATACAACGGATCTGTTACTGACCAAAGAATACACGTTCATTATAAGGCGTACCCATCAAATAATTTTGGTGCAGATGCAAGACCGTATTATGCAGACTTTAATTCTTCACAGGCTCTTCCGTCTTCCGGCGGAAGGTCGATCCTAGCGGTAACAGTCAGTTCAGCCAATAATCTAATAGCGTCTTATGTAAATGGTGTGCCAGCCACCGCCGGTACGTCCGCGCTTTTAGGCAGTGGTAATATCAGTGTAGATAGGATTGAGCTATTTAGAAAGCAGTTTGGAGGTGGGGGGCAAGACCCCATGGCGGATGGGACGACTGGATCGCTATTCTATGTTTGGAGCCGCGCTCTTTCCGCCTCTGAAATAGCTGCGGTTAGTAGTAATCCATGGCAAATTTATACCGCCCCGCCACTTGCGTTACTTTCGTCTTCGACCCCTCCCGTTGTTACTTCAAATATGGTAGGCGAGTATATTAGCCGTGGCGTATGGCGCGGGATCTTTAGAGGTGTAGTGTAATGACTCCAATTTGGGCACCATTTGGTACGGCTTTTACGTTCCGCTCGCCCGTAATTAAGGCCAACAGCGCCAACTTCGCCAATGCCGCAGACTGGGCTGTATATACGGCTGGATCCGTTAAAGTCATAAAAGACGGCGGGGCCGGTTCGAATATAACCACGACACCTACGGCTATCTCCGGAGAATATGTTTGGAGTTGGAGCCTTTCCTCTGCGGAAATGACGGCCCTTGAGGTTGTGGTTCAAGTTGTTGACAGAACCTATCTGACGGACCAACTCTTTCGGATTACCACCTTACCTGACGGCGCGGTACGTAGTCGCCTTGCCCAAGGCGGTACGACAAGCACTATTCAGCTAGACGCCACCGCCTCATCTTCTGATGGTAACTATGTTGGCTCTGTAGTCTCGATTATTGCGGGGGCTGGCGCAGGTCAGTCTAGGATTATCACCGCATACGCGCAGGCAACTAAAACGTGTACGGTTGATACTAACTGGGTTGTGACGCCTACTTCTACGAGCGTCTACGCAATCTATTCTTCGACCTACGCTATCACGCAGAGTCAGAACCAAGCCGCTGCCACTGCCGCACTTACTGCTTTTGGCGCCTCGACACTAACTCAAGCCCAAGCTCAAGCCGGAGCCGCTGCCGCACTTACCGCCTTCGGCGCTTCCACTCTGACTCAAGCCCAGTCTCAAACCGCCGCTACTTCCGCGCTTACCGCCTTCGGCGCTTCGACGCTAACTCAGGCTCAGGCGCAGTCGGCTACTAACTCTGCGCTAATTTCGTATGGGGCGTCTACCCTGACCTCAGGCCAAGTGACCGCTGCCGTTCCGACCGCCGCGCAGATTTCCACGCAGGTTATGGATAGCGAGAACGTCGAGACTGGATTGACATTCCGTCAGTCCTTGCGTCTTATGGCTTCCGTACTACTCGGGCGGCGCGCAGGAACTAATTCGGGCACAGAAACATTTAACGCTGCAATTACTAACGCTAAAACTCGCGTGACTGCTACAATCGACGGAAGCGGTAACCGGACTGCTATAACCACTGACGCTACCTGATTATGACTACTTCCGGTACTTCGTCTTTTGATCTCCAGCTTACAGACCTGTTCGAAGAAGCCTTTGATCGGGCAGGATCAGAGATGCGCTCGGGCTATGATTTTCGTACCGCTCGCCGCAGTTTTAATCTGTTGACAACGGAGTGGGCGAACCGGGGAGTTAATCTTTGGACAGTTGAAAGCGGGACTATCCCGCTTGTAGCGGGCACTGCTACGTACAATCTGCCTGTTGATACGATTGATTTGATCGAGCATGTAGTCCGACAGAACCCCGGCAATACGTCTACGCAGACCGACATTAACATCTCGCGTATCTCTGTTTCTACCTACTCCACGATCCCTAATAAGCTGAGTACGGGCAGGCCGATTCAGGTCTATATCAACAGACAGTCAGGGGCTACGACCCCCACAGGTGTCCAATACCCGACGATTACTGTGTGGCCGGTCCCTTCGGATAATTCCTACACGTTCGTGTACTGGAGATTGCGTCGGCTTCAGGACGCGGGTAATGGGGACAATACCGCTGATATTCCGTACCGTTTCCTCCCGGCGTTGACTGCCGGTCTGGCTTATCAAATTGCGATGAAGCTCCCTGAGTCCGCGCAGCGGATACCAATGCTTCAGGCTGAGTACGAGAGGCAGTGGGCGCTCGCGTCGGAAGAGGATCGTGAAAAAGCCCCCGTCAGGTTCGTGCCGAGAAATATGTTTTATAGATAGAGGAAACCATGCCTAATCGGTTTTCCTCAGGTAAGTTTTCAATCGCACAATGCGACCGGTGTAGTTTTCGGTTTAAGCTTTCGAAGCTTAAGACATTGACGATTAAGACCAAGAATGTAAATATCCTCGTATGCCCCGAATGTTGGGAACAGGATCATCCGCAGCTTCAGCTTGGCCTTTATCCGGTAAACGACCCTCAAGCTGTACGTAATCCGAGGCCGGATACTAGCTACCCTCAAAGTAGGAGCTATACGGAAGTAATCAACTCCGGTACGGGTATGGCCTTATCGGTTGGAATACTAACTGATTCTTCGGTTTCTATCCGGACGTATTTTGCTGGTGGTATGTTAAAAGGCGGCATGTATGCCGGTGGATTCTTCTCCGTTTAAGGTGAACTAATATGATGAACGTAAAAAAGGCGCTGGCCGCTCACATGCGTAAAAGCACGCCCAATGCCCATCCCGATAAAGCCGTTAAGGGTTTTAAGGCCGGTGGCGTGACTTCGGTTGATGCCAAGAAATATGGCCGCAATATGGCCCGCGTTATGAATCAGCGGAGCAAAACCAAATGAAGTCAAGCCAATCCAAATCAGTCCCCGTGCCTAATGTCGCAGGGTATCCCCAAACGGATATCGGCAAGGCTGGCGTGTGGACTAAAGGTAAGTTTGCCCCCGGTGTGGGACAGAAAGAGTACAGCACCATGCGTGGTGCAGGTGCCGCCACCAAGGGTACTAAGTTTCTGAAGAACGTCGCACTTAGCAAATGAACTACTCTGAACTTGTAGCAGAGATTCAGTCATATACGGAGAACACGTTCTCCACGACTGACGTTAATACTTTCATTACGCAGGCGGAACAGCGGATTGCTAATGCCGTACAGCTTCCCGCGTCCTTTAAGTATTCAACTCTGTCTACGAGTATTGGCGTGGCTACGCTCACACTACCCGCTGACTATCTAGCTACGTTCTCGGTCGCACTTCAGCTTCCGTCCAGTGCTTATGCGTACTTGATAAACAAGGACTTTACGTTTTTGCGGGAAGCATTTCCGACGACAGCTACCGGTCAGCCCCAGTATTACGCCTTGTCCCAAGCATATGAGCTTACGCTCGCCCCGGTTCCTAACGCGGTTTTCCCGGTTCAGGTAGCGTATTACGGCTACCCAAGTTCGATCACCGCCCCGGCGGGCACAAGCTGGCTCGGGGATAACTTTAGTTCCGTCCTTCTGTATGGCGCATTAGTTGAAGCCTATACATTTATGAAGGGCGATGCGGACCTGTTGCAGGTTTACGAAGCTAAGTTTAAAGAAGCAGCAGCGCTTCTCAAACAACTTGCAGATGCCAAGAATCGTCAGGACACGTTCCGTAGCGATCAGGTCCGTTACCCGGTGAAGTAAGATGACCCAAGTCATTTGTAATTCGTTCAAGGTCGAACTATTCAAGGCGATCCATGACTTCACAACAACGACGGGTGATGTCTTTAAAATCGCGCTCTATACGTCAGCGGCTCCGCTCAGCGCGTCAACAACAACTTACACATCAACAAACGAAGCTTCCGGTTCAGGATACAGCCCCGGAGGGGCCGCTCTCGCTTCCGTTACCCCAACGCTAAACGGTACTTTTGTTATCGTAGATTTTGCGGATGTGACTATTGCATCCGTGACGCTAACATACCGTAAAGCAATGATTTACAACTCGACTAAATCAAACCGCGCTGTAGCGGTTTTTGATTTTGGGTCAGATCGAATTATTAGTAGCGGCAACTTGGTCATTCAAATGCCCACGCCTGACACCTCTACAGCAATTCTGAGAGCAAACTAAGATGGCATCGACTTACTCATCAAACCTCCGTATCGAACTTATCGGTACTGGTGACCAATCCGGTACTTGGGGTACTACTACCAATACCAACCTTGGCACTCTGATTGAGCAGGCGATTGCTGGATATACCTCTGTAAGTATCACCGATACTGACTACACGTTGACGGTTAATAACGGGGCTGTAGACCAATCCCGGTCGATGGCGCTAAACATCACTTCGTCAGTCTCTCTTTCTGCTACCCGCAACATTATTTGCCCTAGTGTTTCGAAGCTCTATGTGGTGCGTAACGCCACAACCGGTGGGCAAAGCATTGTTCTGAAAACCTCAGCGGGGTCCGGGGTCACTATCGCTAGCGGTATTACCGCAGTTGTTTTGTGTAACGGAACAGATGTAATTGATGCTGTAAGCGGTAAGCAGGCTACGCTGGGTTATACCCCAGTAAATAAAGCTGGGGATACGATGACGGGTCTGTTGACCCTCTCCGGTCCTCCGACAGTCGCTCTGCATGCTGCTACTAAAGCCTACGTGGATTCGCAGTCGGGGCTTGGTTTCACTCCAGTAAATAAGGCCGGTGACACAATGACCGGCCTGCTGATTCTTTCAGGAAACCCTGCTGTTAACCTCGGCGCTGCGACTAAGCAATATGTAGATTCTGCCGTTGCCGGTGGTGGTCTGGGTTATACCCCGGTGAATAAAGCCGGTGACACGATGACGGGTTTGCTAAACCTGTCCGCTGATCCTTCCGCAGCCCTTGGCGCGGCTACAAAGCAGTATGTCGATACTGGCCTCGGTACAAAACAAGCGTCCCTTGGTTACACTCCGGTAAATAAAGCCGGGGATACGATGACGGGGATTCTGACTCTCTCCGGTGCCCCTACTCTTTCTCTTCACGCTGCTACCAAGGCGTACGTAGACGCTCAATCGGGCCTTGGCTATACCCCAGTGAATAAAGCTGGGGACACGATGACAGGTTTGCTGGTCTTGTCCGCAGATCCCTCTGTTAATCTTGGTGCAGCTACTAAGCAATACGTTGATAACGGTCTTAGCGCAAAACAGAACTCTCTCGGTTTTACTCCAGTAAATAAAGCTGGGGATACGATGACCGGTGCGTTGGTTCTGAACGCTGACCCGTCCGTTACGCTCGGGGCCGCTACTAAAGGTTATGTTGATACTGGATTAGCTACTAAACAGGCGTCCCTCGGGTTTACTCCAGTAAATAAAGCCGGTGACACAATGACCGGCGCACTTACTTTGCCGGGTGACCCCTCCACTAACCTTCAGGCCGCGACTAAGCAGTACGTCGATACGGGACTTAACAGTAAGCAAGCGTCCCTCGGTTTTACTCCAGTAAATAAAGCTGGGGATACGATGACGGGGATTCTTACTCTCTCGGGTGCCCCCACTCTGTCACTGCATGCCGCCACTAAAGCATACGTGGATTCGCAGTCGGGCCTCGGGTTTACTCCCGTGAATAAGGCCGGTGACACGATGACGGGTCTGCTGGTTCTTTCAGCCGATCCCGCTGTTAACCTCGGCGCTGCGACTAAGCAATATGTTGATACTGGGCTGGGTACAAAGCAGGCTTCATTAGGGTATACCCCAGTAAATAAAGCCGGGGATACAATGACGGGTTCATTGGTCCTGAACGCTGATCCATCCGTAGCCCTTGGCGCAGCTACAAAGCAGTATGTAGATACGGGCCTTGGCACAAAACAGAACTCTCTTGGTTTTACTCCGGTGAATAAAACCGGGGACACCATGACCGGTGCGCTAGTCCTTAATGCGAACCCCACCGTAGCCCTTGGCGCAGCGACAAAGCAGTACGTTGACGGGGCTTCTGTCGCGTATGCGACTTCTGCGGGTAGTGCCTCCACCGCTACCAACGCCACAAATGCAACAAACGCAACCAACATCACGGTTACTGACAGCAACGCCGCTAGCACATACCGGATGGTGTGGAACTCGGGTAGCAGTCTTTATAATACCGATGGTATTTACTGTAATCCAAATGCCGACTACGTTTATGCTACCGACTTTATCGCCAATTCAGATGAACGTCTAAAGAAAGACTGGAGCGATTTAAGCGCGGGATTTCTAGAAGGTCTTGCGGGTGTTAAGTACGGTACCTATACGAAGATAAGTTCCGGTGCCCGACAGGTTGGTGTTACCGCGCAGTCTTTGCAGACTGTCCTTCCGGAAGCGGTCCACGAAGGTGAAAACGGATTTTTGGCGGTTTCCTACGGTAATGCCGCCCTTGTAGCTTGTGTCGAACTCGCCAAAGAAGTGCAGCGCCTTCGCGCTCGTATTGAAGCTCTAGAAGGAAAAGCATGACACTACCTTCTCCACCCCTTTCGCTTATCAATATAAAGAACGAAACAGGGGACCCTCTTCCGATTGAGCTTTCGTGGGTCTACGCCAATACTAGGTCCGATCAACGGCCTTCGCCCAATGCGCTTAGAAGTTACGGGGGGATGGCTTGGTACCAAAAAAATACAGATGGTAACTGTAGCAACGGTAACTGCACGAATAACTGTAACTGCGGCAATATACAGTGCGTCAATTGTTTTATTAGTGGTAGCGTAAATTGTGCAAACTGCGATACGCGAAATTGGTTACAAGCTAACTGTAATTGCGCCTGTACTTATAACTGCAATTTTTCTACTACCGCTAGTTACAACTGTGATTGTGACTGCGCCCCTCCCGACTGCGGCTAAAATTAGATGACCAAATTTGTTGTAACGGCTAAGAATCCTTCTACAGGAGATTCTATTAGGCTCCTCTATAACAATGAAACCAATATTCTCCATACGGAAGCTGGTTTTGTTTTTCATAATCCGTCTATAGCCGCTCAAAACAATACGTTATCTATTCCCTTTTCTAAAGACGCTCCTCTTCGGAAAAGTAAACATGTACAGATCCTCAAGATCCAATTAGGTCTTTCTTGTAATTATTCTTGTGATTATTGTAGTCAGCGTTTTGTAGAACGTGCGCCAGAAACAAGCAAGAAAGACATTGATACCTTCTTGGCAAAGCTTGATAACCTTGAATTTAATGAGGAACGCGGGCTAGGGATTGAGTTTTGGGGCGGTGAGCCGCTTGTTTATTGGAAGACGCTGCGCCCGTTAGCCGAGCGCCTGCATGAGAAGTTTGCCTCATGGAAAAAGAAACCTAAATTCTCGATCATCACCAACGGGTCTATCCTTACTCCCGAGATATGTTACTGGCTGTTAGTAAATAATTTTAGCGTTGGGATAAGCCATGACGGCCCCGGCCAAGCTATTCGTGGCCCCGATCCTTTTGATGACCCCGAACAGAAGAAAACCATCCTAGATTTTTATAAAGCCATGCGTAAAGACAAGCGCATTAGCTTTAATTCTATGCTTACGGCGAGTAACTACAGCCGCAAAGAAATATATGAGTGGTTTGTTGAGCTTACGGGCGATCCGGATGTGATCCTCGGAGAGGGCGGCGTAGTCGATGCCTATGACGACGGCGGTATGAGCAACCTGCTAGATACGAAGAAAAAGCATTTCGAATTTCGTAAGACAGCTTTCAATGACATATTCTCGACTGAGGCCGAAATAGGTTTTCACCTAGTCCCTTTAAAGATAGACGGGTTTATTAAGGATGTTCTTTCTCATAGTCCGTCTATAAAGACAGGACAGAAGTGTGGGATGGATCGGGAAAATACGATTGCGATTGACCTAAAAGGTAACGTAATAACCTGCCAAAACGTGAGTCACGTACAGGTTTCACACAATGGTGAGAGCCACCACGCAGGCAATATTGAAGATATCGAAGCGGTCCGTATAAAGACAGCTACACACTGGAGTAATAGGCCCGCTTGCGCCGAATGCCCTGTCCTGCACATTTGTAAAGGCTCTTGTATGTTTATCGAGGGCGATAACTGGACGGCATCCTGCGACAGTGCTTATTCCGATGCGGTTGTGTTCTTCGCTTTAGCTATCGCTAAGATGACTAACGGGTTTATTCCGACGCTGATAGAGTCCGAGAATCTTCCCGCTGAGCGCATGGATATCTGGGGGGATGTTTTCAAGCACGAAGAAAAGCCAAAAATCAAAGCGTTCCCGGTAAAAGTTGTTTCTGTAAAAAAAGACGTAGAAGGCGTTGAAGTTTACTCAAAGTCTGCTGTAGTGGAGGTTTAATATGAGCGAGGCAAGTCTAATAGCCGCTTTCGCTGCTTTACCCGATGTAGAGTATGTAGAAACTACGCCTTTAGACCCGCCATATACGCCGATTGGAGAGGCGGGTAAATTCTACGCATGTGTTTTGTTTATACCGCCTTCTAGAGTTCCACAGGTTGCCCAGCGTATAGGCTATTACATACCCGACAGAATTGCCGCCGACGACGCAAATCAGCAAGAACTCGTTGATAATATGGTTAATCTGTTCAGTATCTATAAGCCATGATGCAAATCTCTCCCCGAGGTCTGAAACTCATTGCCGACTTTGAGGGTCTGCGGCTCAAGGCTTATCCCGACCCCGGCACGGGGGGTGATCCGTGGACAATCGGGTACGGGACTACTGTCTATCCGGACGGGCGCAAAGTCAAGAAGGGTGATGTAATCACCCAAGTGCAGGCGCTTGATTACCTCAAGCAAGACGTTAAGAAGTTCGCTACGTCTGTTAATCAGCTTGTAAGTGTTCCGCTCAATCAGAATAGATTCGACGCGCTGGTATCTTTTACCTATAATCTAGGTGCAGGAGCCTTAGCTAGAAGTTCTTTACTTCGTAAGCTGAATGCGCGTGAGTACGAAGCCGCCGCTGCTGAGTTCGATAAGTGGGTCTATGCGGGAGGAAGAATCCTTCCCGGTTTAGTGAACCGGCGCAAAGCCGAGCGCGATCTGTTCAAAGAACCCTTAACAAAGGAAAAACCATGAAGTCTTACCTCCTTGCCCGTCTTGCCGAAGCCTCTACTTGGCGTGGCTTTGTCTATATGCTGACTGCCCTTGGTATCGCTCTCGACGCTGCTAAGATAGATGCGCTTGTCGCTGCTGGTATGGCGATCTCCGGTGCAATCGGCGTTTTTGTAGCCGATAAGAAGGCGTAATCCTGATTCGGAACCGCTATGCTTAAAAAGCTAGTCTTTAATCCGGGTGTTAATCGAGAGTCCACTTCTTATGCTGCGGAAGGAACTTGGTATATCTGCGATAAGGTGCGGTTCCGTTCAGCTAAGCCTGAGAAGATCGGTGGCTGGATTCCGGTGTCGTCTAATACATTTCTTGGTACAGCCCGTACCATGTGGAACTGGACAACTAATTCGGGTTATAACAATGTTGGTATCGGTACGCATCTCAAATACTATGTTGAGAATGCCGGCGCTTACTTCGATATCACCCCCCTTCGGACGACCTCAGCCCTAGTATCAAACCCCTTTACAACCAACGGTACAACTACCGTTACCGTCACACATATTGCACATGGCGCTTCTACGGGCGATTTCGTTACTTTTACCGGTGCTGTTGGTTTTAATGGCCTTACTGCTGGTGATCTGAACAAAGAGTTTCAGTTAACCTACCTAACTGCTAATACCTACAGCATTGTCGTATCTACTACGCCTTCCGGTTCCGGGGTGGGTGGCGGCGCGTCTGTATCCGCTGCCTATCAGATTAGTGTAGGGCTAGCACAGGCAACGCAGTATTTCGGGTGGGGAACGGGGGCTTGGGGTAACTCGGGTTGGGGACAAGCTGCGACTACGGGGGTAACTACGCCCCTACGGTTGTGGAACGCGCATAATTACGGGCAGAACCTGATTTACGGACCACGAAGCGGAGCGATCTATTATTGGGATGCTTCTAATCTGCCTACGAATTACAGCAATCGTGGTGTATTACTCTCTAGCCTTGTCGGCGCTTCTGACGTACCACTGTTTCAAAACGAACTACTTATCTCAGATACGTCTAGGTTTGTGCTGGTTTTTGGGACGAACGAGATTGGTTCTGCCACGATTGACCCCCTGTTGATTCGCTGGTCTGACCAAGAAGATCCGCTCCAGTGGACTCCCGCTATTACTAATCAGGCGGGCAGTATCCGACTTTCTTCAGGATCTAAGATCATCGCGGCTATCTCCACGAAGCAGGAGATCGTTGTGTTTACCGACTCGTCCGTCTACTCTATGCAGTATGTCGGCCCGCCTTACGTATTTAACCTAAGCCAACTTGCTGACAATGTATCAGTAATATCTCCGCATTCTATGGTGGTAGCGAACAATATCGTCTACTGGATGGGTGCGGATAAGTTCTATATGTACTCTGGACGGGTGGAAACTCTACCCTGCGCCCTACGAGCGTATGTCTTTAATGACATCAATTTCGATCAGAAAGATCAAATTATCTCGGGTACGAACGAGGGCTTTACTGAGCTTTGGTGGTTCTATTGCTCGGCCTCAAATACTACGGCTACTCCAGATAGGTACGTAGTCTTTAACCATCTTGACCGCGCTTGGTACTACGGCACGATGCAGCGCACTGCTTGGTTGGATAGCGGTATCCGGCAGTTCCCGATGGCAATTAAAGACAGCCGTATTCTTTACCACGAAACTGGTAACGACGATAATACTACGGGCACTCCTGTCGCTTTAATGGTTCTACATCTAACGCCCCGCAAGTTACGGTTGTTGTTAAACCGAGAGACTACCCCGGAGTGGGGTATAAACCTGAGTCTCCTGAATCTGTCATTCAGGCAGTTGCAAGCCCTGTTGAACAGTACACCAAGCAGGTTTTCTTACGGTTCCGTGGCCGTCAAATGGCTTTCAGGATCGAAAGTAACACCCTCGGATCACAGTGGCAGCTTGGTAACCCCCGTATCGACATCCGTCCGGATGGTAGAAAGTCGTGACAACGATTGATAGAACTAAGTTAGGGCGTACATATGCCCCGAGGCTTCTCACCCCGCCTAAATCGTGGGATGAGGTCTATCAGAATCAGTTAAACAACGCCCTACGTCTGTACTTTGAGCGGCTAGATAGTATTTTTGGTTCCCTACTAGACACTGCGGGGGGTAAGTTTATTTCGTTCCCCCATGGAGCGTTTTCTAGTTACGTTGACCAAACTGCCGTTGCTAACACCGCCACACTGATGACGTTTGATACAACGGACTTTACTAACAGTGTTTCAGTTGTAGGGACTAATAAGATCCAAGTAAGTAACCCCGGCGTTTATAATCTTCAGTGGTCGGGGCAGTTTGTAAATACAGATACGCAGCTACATGATGCGAGTATTTGGCTCAGGCAGGGGAACGGTGGCGGTGCGTCTACAGACGTTGTGGGATCTACTGGGCTTATTTCTGTGCCTAATTCCCATGGCGGCGTTAACGGGCATAGTATCGTCGGTTGGAATTATTTTCTCTCCATGCAGACTAATGACTACATTCAACTAGTGTGGTCTACTGATAGCGCAACGGTATCTCTCCAGCATTTCCCGACGCAAATTAGTCCGGTGCGGCCTTCAACGGCGTCTTTGATTGCTACACTTAGTTT